GCACGGCGTACCGCCGCGTTAAAAACCGTCCTGAGTTCATCCATCGCTATACTGGCGGCGTGTAGGTAATGGCTGCACGCCCCTCCCGTTCTCGTTCCAGTTCGAGCGTCACGACTTTTGTTTGTCGGTCGTGCAAATGCCGGATAGATACACGGTACGGCAAAAAACGTTCTGCGCTAAAGGTTAGCCCGCGCTGCGCTGCATAATCCGCGTCGAGCGTCAGACTCACCCATTCCATCTCTGCCGGATCAATGCCCGCATCACCACTATGCACCAATTGAACAGTAAAATACCCCTGCGGCGCATTCAAGCGTAGCGCGTAGCGGTGGCCCTCGCGCGTATTAAGTTCCGTTTGACCACTAACAAGCTGCTCCCCCTGGTCGCGAGAACCTAGCCCCTGCCCCGGCGCTTCACCGGGCGCGACACAAAAAAAGGTACTGTAAAATGTAGACGCATACTGATCAAACCCTAGCCAGCTAACCGACAACCCCGATCCCCATAGCCAATGGAAACGGCTCGGTCGTGTTTGTGTATAGTCTATCCCCCTGTAATCGTCGGTGGTGAGCGTAGCTTGCACCTCAGCAGTACGGTCGCCGCTGTCCTGCAACTGCGGGTCTGGAAGCACCTTCAATTGTCCCACTTTGTTACACGTAAGGCGGTGCGCCATTGCTTGCGCACGCCCGTCCACGACATCGAATAGATTGCCGCCGTCAGTCTGAATTTCAAAAAAGTTGAATGTTTCATAGGTATTGGACGGGGTATAGTCGGCCACTTCCGTAGCAGTCGAAAACCAGCGCAACAAAACATAAATCAAGTGATCCATGTTGGCGTAATCCATCTTAAAGCAGTTATCCGGTGCGGTTTCGGTGTAGCGCACTGCCACCGTCGAAAAGCCGGGAAGCAGGCGGAGCCGCCCGCCCACGTCCACACAACGTAACTCGGTGGTCTGGTTAGTGCTAAACTTATTCGCCGTCACGCGCGCGGGTTCCTCATTAACCCACCCAATAAACTTCATGTGCTGGCGGTCGTCCGGTCCAGCGTCCGCTTGGCTTCCGAGGATAGAGTTATAGTTTTCTTCCTCCCAATACATGACCAGCGTGCCATCGGGATATGTTGCCTCTGGTATGGCTTCAAACACGCGGAAACCTATCGTTTGCCCGCCGCTGGTCAACTCCTGGCTGGTCACTTCGAAGTCATCAATAACTGTCGCGGTCGTGGCGGCAAATACCGGGATATGGCAAATGCCCGTATTGCTGTCTGTATCGGTGACGGTCAAATGTACCCACCGGAAGCCCGCCGGGAATGTGGCGGTAATGGCTTCGGTGTTGGCATCTCCTACCGTGATCGATCCGTCGTCAACGTCCCAGGTATACGCCGTCCCGCCCGTGCGATCTTCCTCAGACACGATTATTTCTTCAATGCGAATATTGGCCTCACCGTTGCCCGTGTCGATTTTTATCCGAACATCGGTCGCTGCAATGGGGTGATCCGGGTAAAAGTAGCGCGTTTCACTCGCACCCCAGGCTGTCTGATCGGGCGGTCGCAAAATAGTTAAATCTGTCCCCGCCACGTTTATTAAAATATCAAACCCCTTTGGTGCATAGGTAGTTGACGCCGTAATGCCCACGCGCCGAATCAGCACACTCGCAGCAAACGTGTAGGTAATGGTTTCGTCAAAGACGCTTATCCCGGCGGATTCCCAATAGGTGCCGGTGTTGTCGTCAAAGGCATTCGCCGCAGCATTGGCCCCGGTGGTGGTGCTGGCGGCGGCACTGCCCCCGGTGCATCGATCCGCGCTATACGCGCCGAGCACGGAGGTTCGCGATTCGGCGAAGCTCGCCGCGCCGTCAAAATCTACTGTAATCAGTTCGGACACACTATCAATAAACCCCGCATAGCCAGGCCCCCCGTTAGCAATCGGGAGGTTGTCATACGTCACATACTGCGGCCCCCGGTCGCCGTCGTAGGTGTAGACGCCAGCAGCGGCATAGGGCGGCTTCATCCACACGCGGTAATCGTCCCACACCGTAATATAGAGGTCGGTCGCCAGGTCAAGCTCGCCGTCGTGTACGTTCGGGGAGGCCCATACTTCGATCACGTCGTCTTCGCCAACGGCAGAAGTACCCCGCACGCGCGCCCGTCCCTTGTCGTCACCTTCGGCGGCGGAACCAATGGTGATCGTCATGCCTTCCTTGATGTCAGCTACCGCGCCGGTTGTAATAGTCTTAGGATAAATATGCTTAAAAATAGACGTGCTGGCTACTTTCCCGCTGTTGATAGTGGCAACGTCAACTTGCGCCTTAAAGACCACATCGGGCGATAACATGAAAAGATGGCCCATGTAACAGTAGGGATGGCGCGGCGAATTTCCAAACGCCACAAACCAGATAAAGGCTTCGAGGTAGTCATCGTCATCCATGATACACGTAAAGCCGTCTGTGTCAAACGATTGCACAGACATGGTGCCATGTAACGCGCCACCGCCATAAGTCGTATGATCATAAACGGCCCCGTATTGAATACCTACAAAGACGCTGGTTTCGTCAGGTGTACCCACAAGCGAATTGTCCATATCGTGCGTGGACATTGCGATTGCATTCGTAGAACTATCGCCGGGAGTGTGGCAGGCCCCCACGCTCCACTTGTCATCGTCGTCAGGGTATTGAATGGTTGATATTGCCTGGCAATGACTCGCGAAAAATACCCCGGCGGGTTGAATGCCCAATCCGGTAGCAACGATAGGCGTTACCTCGTCTGTTTTTGAAGTAGTGTCCCCAAGCGCTACCTGATCTGGATCGTCAAATTCAAGACATAAAAAGTTTGTGTAATCCGCGCTGGCATGATTCCAATTGATCACATAGCCATCGGCATTAAACTCAACAAAAGTCCCCACCCGGATACCCTCTACGCCTGAATCCGGTGCAGACCAACAGTGACCGCCTATAGAATAACTAATCGTCTGTGATGGATCAGACCCAGAATTGCTTCCACCGCATAACGTGTACTGTTCACTGGCGGATTTAGCGACTCCGATCCCCATTGTGCTATCGACAGATACCGTGTTGTTGTTGGTGTTTTTGCCGGTTGTCATGAAGAAAACGAAATTAGGCTCAAACCCGACGCCGCTAATGGTTTGGTTGCCCGATGAGCTGGGATTTTGCAAACTTCCCCCCGCCGCGTTTAACAGAGAGTCCCCGCCTAATGCTAAATAGCCAATCTTCGGGCTACCGGAGAACGTGTCATCCACTATCAGGGTAAACCCGTCACTATCCATCGACACAAAATCATATTGACCGTTGATGGTCGCTGCGCCGGGATTTAGAATTGTGACACAGGCTACGGCGCTCTGAGAGCGATAGGTCACGGCCCCGCCCGTAACTGCGTCCTGAGAAGAACTCGCGGCGCACGCTCGATCACTACTGCTTACGGCATAGCCAAAAAAGCGCGCGTGATCCCCTGCTTGATGAATCGACGTGGGGTTGTCCTCCCCACTGCCAAAAAATAAAACAGCTTTAGGTTGAAAGCCAACCCCCGTGATTGATACCTGAGTCGCTGGGGCATAGGCGTGGCCCACGAACGTACCCGTAAACGTCTTTAGGGATTTTATAGTAGCCATTACAGCGCTTCCCATAACTTTACGACAAATTCAATATCGCGATAAAAACCCTTCCGATATTTGGGCGCCTCCGGTTTCACAATAATAGCGTTGTAGTTGGACCACGTGGCTCGGTTTCCGCCTGCGTTTGTTTTCACGGTTACTTTAAGCGAAACGACGGAGGTCAGCCCCATCTGTGTCAGCAAACTGGCGTATTGGGTCCCGGTGATTTCTTTCGCGTAACGCCAGATCGTGTACGGAGTCCCATCGGCGTACACCTTGCCCGAAACCGCCGTAACACGACTGGCGTCCAACACGCCGTCAGACGACGGTTGAGGATCGAGCGCCGTCAATCCCGCCGCATTATCAAAGGCTGCTGCAATCTGATAGCTGCTCATGCTGTTGCCAGCCCCCGGAATATCCCAACTAACTCATCGTACACGTAAGATTTTGCCTCTTCTTTTGACCACGCTTCCCCGCCCGCCGGGAAGTTTACGATCACGTCGCCCACCGTAAAACCACCGCCCCCGCTGCCGGAACGCCCGCCGCCGGATACCGCCGCCATTAGGCCCGTCTGCGAGATTTCCCCGCCCATCATGCGGCGTAAAAAGTTGGACACGTCGGGGCGTAAGACTTCCTCATCTCGTTCGCCTTTGAACAGGCCGGTACGGGTCAAGCGTCCCCCGGTCGCGTAAGGAGTAGGCGTGTACGTTCCGCCAGAAACACTAGCCGCAGCGATTGTAGAAACATGATGCGCGAGCGAGTCCCACCAGTCTTTTAGTTCTTTTTCAAGTTGCTCTGTGCCCTTTTTCTGAACAGCAACCATAGCATCAACATGATCTTGAGCGGCGTTGAACTCATCAATCCACGCATTATCGCGTGCGGTTTTTTCGGCCGAAACCTGTGTTTGAATTGCCGTTAAACGATCCTGGTGCTGCGTGCTCAATTGCGCCAGTTCCGCCTGATTCGCCTGTTGCATTTGCATCAGTTTGCGGGCGTTATCTTCGCGCCGTATCTGTTCCTCGCGGTTGAACTGTTCCCACAGTTGCGCGATTTGTTTCGCGGCGTTGTCTTTCGCCAGTTGCACCCGTTCGGCATAGTGCTGTTTTTCGTCGGCAATGGCTACGGCTAACTTTTCGCGGCGTTCTTCTTCTTGATCATTGTAATTCTCTTTTTCGTCTTCTAGCCGCCGCTGCATGGTACGCATGGCTTCCCACATACCCACAGCATCCAGCCGGGCAGCGGCGCGCTGCATACCCTCGGCCCCGTCGCGTGCAATATCGCGCATCGTGCGTAAATGGTTCTTTGTCGAGCGTTCCTGGTCCCTGTAATACTGCTCATTCAGGTCAGAAATTGATTCGGCGAGGTTTTTACTAGCCTCAGCCAACGCGTCCCGCAGGCCGGTCCGAATGTCGCGTTCTTTACGCTGCGCGTCGGCTAACGCCCGCGCATAGCGGATCGCCTCATCTTCCAGCATCTTCTGCACGGACTCCGCAAAGCTGCGCATGATTTCCGCTTTGCGTTCCTCGTACTCGCGTACCTCGTCTTCGCTCTCCGAGTGCGCTTGCGCCTCAATGTCTTTCAGGTCTTGCTGGTACTCTGCAAAGCCCGCCAGCAGTTCGTCGGTAACGGTGTACTTGGGCGCTTCGGGCGCGGTCACTTGCTCAATGACGGCTCGTACAACGCCGCGCATCGTCTCAAGCGCGTTGTTCATGATTTCAAGGGCTGACGCCCCTTCTTTGAACAATCCAAGCGTCTGCCCAAAGGACTTGACCAACTCGCGCCCTGACTTAATGTTATCGTCAAGTGCCTGTTTCTGATCCTCCGACAGCGCGATCCCGCGATCCATCGTGTCCTGATAATCCTGCATCGCGGCGTCACCCGTGCGCAGCACATCCCCGGCGTTTTCAGCCCCATCAGCAAAGTCTTTCAACGCCTGGCCTGCTTCTGCCGTGCCAAACGAAATCACGCCGAGATCAAACGTCTTGGACAATGCGCCGGAACCGATCTTAATTTCGCCCAGGTCGATCTGGTCGATCTGCTGTAAGAGATCGCCAATCCCGCGCGCGATGGCGGCGACCACCCCGCCCAGCATGTCCACCACATCAGCGAACGCATTGCCGACATTAGAAGCCGCCAGCCGGATCGCAGCCACGACAACCCCGAAGGCGTTTTGAATAACTAGCCCTCCGGCCTTCATAATGCCGCCAATTTGTACCAGTGTATTGAACGCGCCAAGCAATGCCTGCTTGAAGGTATTGAACGCTTGCCCTAGTACCTCGTTCTGGCTCTTGCCTTCGGTGCCGGGCATTCCGGTCTTACGCGCGATATATGCGCCCCCCTGTGCCCCGGCGTAGGCGGCTGCGCCATAGGTTCCGACTTTTCCGATGGCCCCCGCGCCCGGCATAGCGGCGATCATCGGGAGGTTTCTTATTCCTTGCAACCCCGCCAGCCCCGCAGCAATCCCGACAAACTTTTTCAACTCAGGGCTGGTTTTACGTAGCTCTGTTAATAGTTCGCTAAAGGCGCGCGTCATGGGGATTAACACATCGTTCAAAAACGGTTCAAAAAAGGTCGCCAGCGTTTCAGTACCCTCGGAGCGCAACACACGGAAGGCATTCGCGCCCGTTGCCCCCATCTCGCGCAGGGCTTCGTTTGTCATGCCCATCTCGTCGATATAGGCGGATAATCCCTCTATCGACTTTCCAACATCTCCGGCGCTTTCGTCTCGAATTTTCTTGAGGCGGCCCCGGTCAAGCTCCAACCGGCGCACCAGCGAGAGGTATTCGCCGTTGATGAACTCACGGACGGCAAACGCCGCACCGCTGATCCCTTGCACCGGATCGAGAATAGCCAACCGTTGCACCAGCATCAGGGTATCGGTCAAACTGGCATTTGTGCCCTTGAGCGCGGGCATAATCGCCGTCGCGCCCTCTGCCGTTTCAAGAAACGGTTGGTCGAGGTCTTCTGCTAACTGGCGTAAATCCGCGAGTTTCTTCGTGGCTTCGGCTTCACTGCCGGACAGAATGCGAAAGCGTGCGTTGAGACTTTTAACACTTTGTGCTGCGGCTGTTCCCATCGCCGTGATCGCGCCCAGCGCCAGTGACATCGTGCGCTGAAACCCGTTCATTGACTTGCTCAGACGGCTTAACGAGGACTCGGCCTGCCTGACGCCCTTTTCGGTTTCATCGCCAATGCTGCGCAGGGATGATCCCATCAGCTTCGCTTCACGGATCGTAACCGCCCGCGCTTGAGCCAGGCTCTTAGTATCAATGCGGATTTCGCCTTGCGCGATGCCGACGCTACCGCCGCCTGCGCTGCCGCCGCCTCCGACTGCCATTGAGTCTAACCAGGACATTGCATCACCGATTCACTACGCCAAACACGGCGGATAACTGTTTCAGGATAGGACTCGATCCCGCTTCCGGTTCGCCCAAAATATCCTCAAGCCGATGTTGTGAGCGCCCGTTCGAGTCTGTTTCAAGCAGTTTGTTTTCGACGTGCCGACCGAGCCAGCACACCGCGCGGTCAAACTGGATTGCCGCCCACCACCCATCTAACCCGGTTGTTTCAAGCGCCCATTCATTCAGGCGCAGAATCTCGCTGGCGGGCTTTCTTAGTTCCTTTTGGAGCACCCACAGGCTCCACATCGCTCGTTTGTTCGTTACGAAAGGATTCGAGCCTTCGCGTCGATACCCCCATGAGTTCTACTAGGAAATTTTTGTCTTCGCCGTCCAGGTGCCCAATTCCGATTTCGTCATCGGCCTGGGGATCGGCAACGATGCGCGGACTTACCATTGCGCATTCACAAATGAGGTCCATAAACGTCACGTAATCCGCCAGTTCTGCGACGGTTTTTGGCTTCCAGCTTTCCTCATCGCTCTTACCGTCCATCACATCAACAATCAACGGCGTTAAACTGTCGGGGAGTCGCCCTGACCGGATAACAACGCTCGGTTGCACACCGCGCACGCGCGCCAGGTTGCCAGACGGCAGGCGTACTAAAACGCCTGCCGTCATACGGTCGCGCCACTCGGAACCCGATGTCTCTTTCAGGTTGTTCGTCATTGGTTTGTTTCTCCGCTAACATCTAGGTCGGTGGAATTGTTACCGCTTGCCCTGTGGCGTGGTTGATAATCAGCCCCATGCCATAGGTCGTGCCCTCATAGACTGCCATCGCCGTCACTTCGGGCGTAACATACGCGCCCTTTTCCATCGTCACCGAAAAACCGTCCATAATCTTGCATTTCGGGATAAACACCTGCGTATCCCCGTCGCCCTCGGTGCCGGTCACTCGCACACACAGCGCGAAATAGGGCATACTCTGTTCCCCGATAATCATGGAGTCCATCGTCGTGCTGCTCTCGGTGTTGGTCGCGCCGGTGAGCACTTCGTACACATCCAAATTTTTAAACCCGAACCGCAACCGAACTTCTACGCTCTGAGTTTTGGACGTGACATCGGTGATTCGGTCGTCCCCTTCCAGCTGACCGCTTTCGTTTTGGAACGAAATCCCGGCCATCTGCACGCTTTCCACGTCAACCGCCGTTGCATAGTTCTCGGCTGAGTTCCATACGGCGATCTTGGCGTCATACAATCCAGACTTATATTCGTTAGTTGTCATTCCCTTACTCCTAGCTCATCAATGCACGCACATCGTAATCGGTGCGCAAAATGCACGCATAGTCGAGATTAGCGTCCCGTGCATCACGAATCGGTGTTCCCGCGTAACGCGGAATACGTTTTTGGGTTCCAACCGTATTGCCGTGCAGTACCACAAACGCGCGGCTGTTCGCGGCGGCAATCACGCTCCACCCCGTATCACCGTCGTCATAAAACCACAATTCGATCACCTGGCGGGTACTAACGGCCTGGGTATCATCGTCCCATATCCCGCCGTCGGGTGTTTGCGCGCGGCCCTTGATCACCAGGCAGGGCTTGATCATGCCCACAGCGGTGAAAGCGTCGGGCGTGCTATCCTGATTCGGTCCCAGGCGTCCCGTATCCTCATAGGTGTAAATACCACCCGTAAGCAGGGTGTACACACCCCCCACCCCGGTATCCGCTGCCAGCAGCGTTTTGAAGTCATCCACGACGCTCACCGTAACACCGCCTGAATATCCTGTAGAATAATGGGTAGCCAGTGGTCAATCGCTGGGCTGATAATGGCATAGCGCCCCGCGTTCTTCGTTTCCAGCCAGAACCCATACGTCATGCCGTGCCGGAGATAAATAATAATCTCAGCCAGGGCGGGTACGACTTCGGTCTTCAAGGTCTGCCGCGCGTTCCCCGTTCGATCCGTCCACGGCGCGTTGGCTTTCATCCAGTTTTCCATTGCTGGCGCACGGCGCTGGCAGGCAACGAACACCGCGTTAAACACCGCTTGCGCGTAGGCGTCAAAGAGGTTTGTAAATGCCTCTTCGGGTGTAGTGTTCCACGCAACGCCGTTCATTCAGATGCCTCTGCAATAGCGATTAACCGGCTGGGAATATCCGGCAGCACCTGCGTCACACTGTACTTTTGCCCGGCGGCCAGGAAGCGATCCCCGCGCCGCAAATTCGTATCCGTGATCGTCGGGTGGTCCTTGTAGCCAATGATGGCTATACCCGCCTTGCTGACCACCATATTCGTCCCCGCTGCCTCACCCGCGCTGCTGGCGGGTTCCAGCCGGACGGTTTGCGCAGCTAGCGCGCCGCTCGGACGCGAAACCGTGATGCTGCTAGACTTCGCCGCAATCAGCCGGGCGGTATCGTGTGCCCGGTCGTTGTCGTCGGTCCAGTCTGTAAGCGGTACAGCGTCACCCGTCCAGGCGTTGAAATCAGGCATTGGGCGTGTCCTTCAGGCGGGGCGGAACAGCCGCCATACCAACGATCTTGATCTGCTGTTTGCGCTGCGCCACACTTTCCCAGTAGTCCAGAAGTTTTTGTATCTGCGCAAACACCTGGGATTTATTTTCACTGGATTGTGCAATGCGGTAATCGTTCAATTTGGCCGCATTCACAAGTATCTGGCGCAAGGCCAGCACCACGGACGTGTTGTAATCACTCGATGCACGGGTATACAGCCGGTTCAGTTCCGCGTCGGAAAACACCGTGCCATCGTCACCGATGTCGGCGCGAATGTCTGTGAGTTGATCAGCGCTTAAATCTGCCATATCATCCCCATGTTTCTAGAAGTTCCATCAGGGCTGTGGCCGAATGCGCCCAGGTCTGGTTTGCTCTCAGCCACGTAGCCGCATTTAATCCCAGTTGCCGGGCTTCGGCCTGATGCTCGTAGCACCAACGCATTTTTTCAGCTACTTCATCGGCGGATGGTTCGGCCCACTGGCCGCCGCCACGAATGCGCGCGCCCACCAACTTAAAATCGTCAAGCGGGATCGCCCAGTGGTCTATGCCGACGGCGGTTCCACTCCACCGGGTACAAATCACCGGCAGGCCCGAACAAGCCGCCTCACGGGGCAGAGAACCCCAGCCCTCGCCGCGCGTGGGGTTAACCACACAATCCACAAACGCAAACACATCCGACAGAGACGGCGCATTTTCGCGCCACAGGCTGATCCTGGGATCGCCGATAACGTTGCCTGCATCATCCCGCACGCGCGCCGTACACAGGTGCGGCAATTCGTTCTCAACCGTCTTGATTACCAGCCGCACATCCGGGTTATCTCCGAACGCCAGATAAAACGCTTGCATGGTTTTATCTGAACCCTTGCGACTGCCCCGATCTCCAAACGTTAAAAACGTATAGGGCTGCGCGAAGTGTGCGGGCCGTTCTATCAGCACCGGAAACTCATCCGGGTCAACCCCACCCGGCGCTACGTCAATCGGGATATTTTTTAACACGCCGTTAGCTCGAAACACATCCGCGCACCACTCACACGGCACGATCACGCGCTCCGCCTTCTGATTGATGTGCTGTGACCACCCCACAGGTAATTGTGTGGTTTCGTACATGGTCGAGCACCACTGTCGAGTAGGAAGCGCCCGCAGTTCATTCGGCGGCATCAGTGAAACGGTTAACCGGCTAAAATCCAGCCCCCGGAGGCGTTGAACCCAACCCGGCGTTTCCAACGAGATAACATGATCCGGGTAAACATCCACCCCGGCGCGTGCCAGCGCTTTGATCTGCGCCAATCCGTACCGGCCATATCCGTCATGCTGGATCATTCTGAACATTAGATAGTTTATGCGCAGTGTTGTCACGCTACGAGTTCCTTTGAAAAGGGGGCGAGTCGCCCCGCCCCTTTACCTATCCGTATCACGATCAGGTGATGGTCGGAACAGCCCACGTACCGCCCGACACGAGATAACCTGCAACCCCGTTCGTGCGATCTTCGCCAACACCTACACCATATTCGAACTCGATGAGCAGTTTCTTGATCCGCTCAAGGTCGTCAGGGCTTGACTGCGCCGTAATCCGCGCGCCAAAGCCCACTTCTGGGTGAACACGCACCGCGAGCGGGTTGCGTTCGCTGTTGTTACCATACGACTTCACCAGGCCCGCATACGCGGACGGTACGCGATTGGTCGCGCGTACTTCGATGTAACCGTATTCGGACTGGAACCCGCCGATAACTCCGGCTTCCTGGTCCTCGCGGGTAAACAGCGCTGCGCCAGAACCGGCAGTCGTTGTGCCGCGATCTACCATGACCACGCGCTGATCCAGCGCCCGCGCAAAATCAGGCAGCGCGAAGTAACTGGATTGGTTGCTGCGCGCGACGATAGCCGTATACGGGGCACTATGCCCGTGTTCTTGCAACGTCTCCGCCATCTGGTTCAGCATGTCATCATAGCCATAGCTGGCGGTGTCGATGCCGAGATAGTGGCTGTGCGTACTGCCGAAGGCTTCCCCATCGAACGCCGGGGGCGTAAAGTCCACGTTGCCCGTGGTGCTATTCACGAAGGGCACGTTATAACCCGACGTGCCGATGGATGCTTCGCTGTTCGAGAACAACCGGTTCAACAGCGCCTTCTCAAAAACCCAGGTCAACTTATCGACCTTGCTGCGAATGGCTGCCCGGAACGTTTGCTCACGCCCGTCACGGAAGTAGTATTTCGTACCGCCGACCGATTCCGCATACGGGAACAAGTCGATCATGTGCGAAATCGTTTCCGCGTGTGTCAGATCGGGGAAGTCCAGATCAGTCACCAGCGGCGCGTCAGTCACGGAACCGCCATTCATATATTCGAATAGCATCTCCTCCGTGATGTAGCACAACCAACCCCAGCGATTCATCAGGTTTTGGTTGAGGTCTGCCAACGCTAAGGCGGTTTCACCAACGAAATCGCCAAAAGTGCGGCCTGAGCGCAGTTCCCACTGCGCGAGGCGCGTCCCGTCTGCACCAGTCGGGAGCGCTTTATTCAAGATATTCATTGCGCCAAGAATTTCAGCCATGATTTGCTCTCCTAGACCGAAGACGGATCGGCTACATCGGGATTGACGTAAATGACCGTCGCGCTATCCGCGCGCCCGAAAGCCTGCACGTAAACGCCGCCGGTCGGAGACGTTTGATCGAGTCGCCCAACCGTCGCGCTATTGTAGACGGGTTCACCCGGCGTCATGCCCGAATAACCGCCCACCGGACCAAACACACACACGGAGCAGCGGTCGCCGCTCGTGACAGACGTTTCGCCGTCCTTACTTTGGACCACGATACCCATCGCGCGGGCAGCCGCTTCGCTTGCATTAGCGTCTGCGTGCTGAACATAACCACTACTATCCAGATAAACCGCATAGCCAACGGTTACAGCCGCGCCCGTTTTGTAATTCCGCACCAAAGCGCCTTCCAGCGTGCGGATTTTCGTACTGGTTAGAGAAATGCTTGCCATGATTCACCTAGCCTTTGCTGAAGCTGTAAGCGTTGGCGGCTTTTTGGCGCGTTTCGGGCGTGTCGTCCACCTGAACAACAGCACCATCAGCGGCGGGGCGGTTGTTGGTGCCAGGCACCAGAACCGGAGGCCCGGCCAAACGGTCGCGGGTCATTTCGATCAGCGCCTTCAAATCCACGTCTACCAACTCAGTAAGCGTGGTTTCAGCCTGCGCCATCTCGCGCACGGTGCCCAGCTTGGCGAGTGCCATTTGCCGGATCACGCTGCGCAAGGACGCCAGCGCCGCTTTGCCGTCGTCGGTGTTAACTTCCCAGGCGGTCAGCTCTGCGATCTTGGCTTCCATGTCCGCATCAAACTGGCGCGTCTGGAACTCCGCGATCATCAAGTCCTTTGCCTGGGCTTCCGCTTCCAATTCGCTAATGCGCGTGGTGGCGGTTTCAACAGCGCCGGTCAATTCGGCGATCTGCTGTTCCGTGGCATGGGTTGCCTGATATTCGGCAATCACGGCCTCACGCACTGCGGCGAACTGGGGAAGCGTTTGTATCTCGTCTGCCGTCAACTCGGCAATCAAGTTTTTGTTGTCGGGCATCCGTGGTCCCCTTTCAT